ATATGAAAATAAGTGTTGTTAAAATCAGACGGTCTAATAGCAACGACAGAACCTATTGGAAATGCACCGAATACTTCTAATTTATTTTTCCATTGTGTATTTCCAGTTGTGTTAGTAGATACTAAAACCTGACCAGGTTGTGCATTTACATCAAATCGAAGATCTCCACTTACTTCAACAGTAGTTGCACTCGTATTAAACGTAATCCTTCCTGGTTTTATTATCTTATCATCAGATATTGTAAAAAGTATAACATCATTATATCTATCAATATAATTAATTGTAGTATCTTTTAAGTTAGTAGACCATTTCGTTGTGAGTCCTCCGGTTGTTAATTTAGTACCTATGTTTATTTCGGTAAACTCCGGATTTGCACCAGCTCCGCCGTATGTTTGATAATGAAAATCAAATCGGGATGCTCCTGGAGCATCCAGTGTTAGGTTATTTCTACCATACTGTGAATTAAAAATAGTCCCATCAGTTGCCCAATTTATAGCATCAGTATATTGAGATGTTGAGAAGTCAGCCCCTATTAACATAGGAATTGCTGAATACTCTGTTCCACCTTGAAAATTAGTTAAAATAGTATCTTGTGTTGCTGATTTATTACTTCTCCATGGTGTATTACCACTAAGACCTACAAATCCCTGTGGACCATAAGGTCCTTGATTCCCAAGAAAACCCTGTGAACCTCTTTGACCATTGACCCCATCACTACCAGTAACTCCAATTGGACCTGGCATTCCACCATTTTCTAATTGATTAAAGTTAAAATTAAGTTTGTCAATTTTATCTTTAGCCCACCAGTTCGTGCTATTTGGATCTAGATCACTTTTGAATATTTCTTTAATGTTCAACATGGATTAAGCTTGTATTTTGATATGAAGCTTTAAATTATATTTATAGCCTATTTTTTTATTATATATTAATCTAAAACTAAGGCCATCATTCTGATATCCTTGAATTTCGTAATTTGTTTGTTCTGTATATCCGCCCTCTTTTATTTCCACAGGTGATGTTACTGAAACAAACGATGAATTTAAATTCTTACCAGATATTCCATACACATCTATATTATCTATGATAAACCTAGTTACAATGTTTTTATAAACATATCTCTCTAGATCATCTTCTATTGATTCTTTATTTCCAAAAGAGTTTTCAGCCTTAACATACTTATTGAATTTAATTAAAATTCCATCTTCTAATAATTCATTGTATATTGCTTTTGGTAAATAAAAGTCTGCTATAATTTCAGAATCATTTTCTAACCAATGTATTGCTGACTTATTTAATTTATTAAATCTAATAGAATCTAAAGAATCTATTCCAGATTCTAAAGTTGATGTAAAACTTGTTAAATCATATACGTTCTTAACTTTCATTATTGTTGAAACCATAAATGATTTTAATTCAGTTGGTGTTAACGTTCCAAATGTCTTAATAGATTTTCCTCCAGCTAAAGATTTAACAAAATAATCATCTGCATATTTTGATTTAAATACGTTAAAGTCTCTTTTGTTAATTGCAATCTCTCCAATTTCAGGATATAGCGGAAGTTTGTCTGCAGTCTCTGACAACTTTAGTAGGTTTCTAGAATTTTCATCATTGACTTTATGATAATACATATTTTTAATAAATCCATAATCTTCATCTACATTCTTAAATGATGAAAATGCAATTCCAAGATATTTAAATCTATTATGTATTAGCGTCTTTCTTTCGTCGATTGGATCAATTAAAGTGGTTGTAGTCGCTGCGTTAGGAATTCTAACACATTGATCGTTATATACGTCTGTGAAGTTTATACAATCTTTAAATATTGGATTGTAATTTCCATTCATTCTTCTTAGTATTGTAAAATAGCCACCATCAGTTCTTCCTGTTATAGTTTTTCCTATTTCAGTAGATACTAACTGATATGCCTTTGGTTTATCTCCGTCTGGAGAATTTTGTAAAACTGAAGGTACTACGCTAGATACTCCGTCTTGAACTTCTAATACAAAATCGTTAGTGCTTTCGCCAGATTCTGTAATAGTAGTGTATTTTATATCTCCATACTTGTTAAATCTATTCGCGAAATTATAAGATACAATTTCTTCAAACAAGTATTTCCACCCTGCACTACCCGTTTGCCAATAATTAAATTCGGTAGTGTTAACATCAATTGATGCGATTTGAGCGTCTGTTATAGCTAGCCCTCCTGGATTAGGACCTGGATTAGCACCTAGGTTAAATGATATTGGTCTACCAAATACCGTAATCTCATTATCACTAACAACACCAACTACCCTTACACCGTACGTATTCTGACCTACATTGAAATAGATCCACGAATACCCTCCTTGATCGTTTACTGTAATGCTTGATAAAAATGAAGCAGTGCCATCAATTTGTGCGAATTGAGATGCAAACACCGGGGTATTAACAGGCGTCTCGGTTAAAGGCCATGGATTTGTTAATGTTAAATCTATATTAAATGGAATTACAGTGTCTATTATCTCTAAACCACTTCCCTGAACTGCTCCAGGTAATTGTATGTCTTCTGCTCGATATGATTCAGATCTAGATAAACTAGATATATTATTTGCAACTACATTAATATTTAAAACAACACAAATAAACTTGAATACATCATTCTTAATAACATCGTATCCTACTGTGTTTGTCTCTATTGATTCATCTGTTATATAATTAAGAATAACTCCAAATTTATAATCATTAACTTCAGTTGTTTTTATAAATTCTGTTGGTGATGCCTTTACATCTTCCTTTCTTTTCTTATAAAGATATCTAAGTCCTCTAAATACAGTACTAGCATCTAATTCGCTAGATGCGTCCGAGAATTTAGTAAATATGTTTTTAAATTTATCATCAACCCATTCAAGTGATGATGTATTAAAACTACCGTTCCATTTAAAGTACAAACTAAAATAATCAAGTTTTGTTGATTTTAATTCATTAGTACTTATACCGCCACTACCATTGAAATCGGTATATGATGAAAGTCCCGTTGTTGTATTATCTGTGTATAAGTAGTCAGTTATTTGATTAAAATGGAAATGTTCCATGTTTAAATTGTCTGTATCTCTACCTGATTCTAACTCAATGTTAGGAGATAAATTATCAATACCGAACGCTTCGTTTGAATTTAAAACATAAGGTAAATTTCTTGCATTAGTTCCGTTCTTTAATGCAAATTTCATTATAGTAGGAACCAATCTACTTAATAAAGCAGTTTCTTTTAATTTGTTTTCTGAAAGTCTATCATATTCTGAAAATATAGCATCTGCGTTATTATCAGTATCAATATCCTCTGTCTTTAATACGGGTGTTAAACTATCGAAATCCACATCTTCTAGCAGAATTGCATTCGGATCTGCATTTAGTCGAGCTTCATTACGAGTTGATGTGTTTGCGATTTCATAGTTAAGTTCTCCTAGGTCTGAATTTACAGTACTAAAAAAATCAAAATCAAAATCCTTTAAATCATATGCATGAAATTTACCAAAACTAGGTCTGAATTTATCGTACAGCTGTAAAACACCGTCGTTCGATAATGTAGCAGCTCTTTCAATAATTACCCTATATGTTGTTTGATCCTTAAAATCTCTAACAATATCAGTTATTCTATTATATTTACTTATGTTTTTGCTCTTTACGTATTGATTAATTTCAACATCTGCAAAATCAGTGTCTTTAACTAAAAATGATGCTCCTACTTTAGAACCACCAGACGCAGTATATTGATCCCATTCACCGAATAGTAATGATGCTGGTGTTGCTGGATCTATTGTGTTATTTAAACCAATATCACTAGGAATTCCCGTCTCTATTTTAATAAAATCATTTAAATTAGATTGTAGTATACCAAATGACATTCTTTTTCTATTATCTCCATTTGCATAATCTTCAACAACTACACTAGTATCTATTACGTAGGTTTCATAATTAGTAATATCCTTAATTAACCTACTAATAGCAATTGCAGTTTGATTTAAATTACCCTTCGTAGAGAACTTGTTACCGGAAAATGTTCCGGTTGGCAATGTAGGATCTGCAATACATGTAAAATTAAATAAACTGTAATTAGCTAATTCAATTTCTGTCTTGTCTCCTATATAAAACCTATCATTTAAGTTAGGCTCTTCAATTATTTTAAATTTTATAAATGCCTTATTAGATATTTTACGAGATATTGTCGGTATTTTATTCTTTGATTTTTTAAATCCAGATAATAAAACTTCATCAGTATATTTTGAGATTGGAAGTCTTAGATTTCCAAACGATACATTATTTTTAATATGTAAATAATTATTATCTCCAGCGTATACATAAGATAATATTGGAAGATCCAAATCATCAGATGTTGGAAGCATATCATTTGCTTCTAATAAGGTACCCTCTAAATTATATGATGTTGTTACACTACCCGGTTTAATGCTAACAATACCTCTTTTAGATATTGTGTCGATTTCGAATGAACCTTCTTCGTGATCATCTACATATAAACCAAAATATCTGTATATTTCGTAGTTATCTGCACCGTCATCATCGAATAAGAATTCTAAGTTAATTAGGTTTGCTGAAATTAGTCCGTGTCTTTCAAATCCATTGGTTATTAATTGATTTGAATTAATCTCAGTATTGTCTTTTCTTATATAGTCTGCTGCTAAAAATTCCTTTTTAGAAGCGAAGCCACCATTCACTGTATCTATTCCTTTGAATTCAGATGATCCTTCTTCTCCAAAATTAAAAGTAATACAAGAATTAGGGACTGACTTATCATATACGTGTTTGTATAAGTATTTACCTATATTGCTTTCACGAGTAAGATCAAATGTCTTAACTATAGTAGCATCCTTTAATAAATCTAGTATTCTAGAATTTTGACCTAAGGTATCTTCAGTGTACTTTGTTGAATAATCTACATCAAGTACTCTGTATACTATAAATTTCTTTGGAATCTGTCTGTCAAGCCATATTGGCGCAAAGACTTTATATTGTTCGTCATATAATTTAGTAGCATTAAAGCTAGCACCAAAATTATATTGATCTTCATATTGGAATTCATAATCAGAAAATGGAGTAATATCAGAATACTTTCTAAGTACTTCAAATCTCTCATTTACTGGAATGTCTTTATAGAAACGAGCTATGTCGTTTGAATAAGTTCCGTCTGAGTTAATATCATATTTCTGATATCTTACTTTAGATAATGCTCTATTTGCTTTGAAAGATCCTAAAAATATATCACTATTTGAGTCAACAATCAATTTTAGATTACTGCTCAATTTTGGATTAGTTCTTAATAAGACAAAGGAATTATTCTCTAAATTATTGTTTTCAATGTTAAACTCTATAGCCATCTATTGGGACCTCTTTTTATTTAAATTATATATCATAATTTTTAAAGGTCAATATTAGAATCGATCCTCTCCTTATATGATCTGGTTAGGATTAGAAAAATCAAGATCAGCTCCACTATAATATTGTAGATGATTTCTAAATGTTCCTCCGTTTGTATTATAATTGGTTAACATTGATGACGTGATTGCGTTTAAGTTCTTTCCAGTTGGTCTGTATTTTGCAAAAATTTCAATATCGAATTTAAAATCGTTATTATTAGAATCTACAACATCAATACCTATCTTTTTTGAATATGTTAAGTTTTTGAATATGTTTCCTATAATTCCTCCGATTCGACCTGTTTCACCAGATGCAACACCGTAATAATCTGTCATTCTATATTGGAATACCAAGTCTAAAGTAATAGAGTTTGCAGAATTTCCTGGTATAACTTTTTTACCAGATTTATTGTTAGCATCCACAACATGTGACTCTTTATTAAGAGGTGATAAGAATAAGAATGATCCACAAGAATGTCCTCCTAATAAATATTGATCGTCTGGTTGGAATGAATTGTTTAAAGACTTTCTAATCCCAGCCATACCGTCGCTATTTGTGCTTTCAGTTAATTTGAAAGGAGTTTGTTGTTTACCAAATGAATCAGTAGATCGCATTGGCGTTGTTTTTGGTAATCCAATCATACCATTAGATTGAATCTCTAAAAGATCTAGACCAGATGCAACAAGTGGATGATCTATATGTACTAGTATTGAGTTATCATATACTGCATTGGTTACTGTTGCTAACTGTAATAACCCTCCGTTATTTAGAAGCGGATCTCCATTCCATATAAAATCTATCCCAGTTGCTCCAGTGGATGTTGGTGCAGTAAATGTTGCTCCTGAATAATCTTTATCTCCTGTTCCGCTCTGTGTAATGGTTCCTCCCGTTGGATACTTTGTTCCTAATACTCCATATTCATATATATTATATCCTGAAGTATCTGCAAGATCAATATCACCATCCGTTCCGTTCCCGTCTGACTGCACTAAGTATAAATTCTTGTCGTTTGCAAGATTTTGAAATCTTGAATAAAGAAATTGTCCTCTCAGTTGTGATGATTGTTGTGGACTGTCATTAAAATGCACTTCCTGTAAATCAGCACTATCTAGATTTTGATAAACTACTGGTACTAAATCGTATTTACCTTCATTTGTATAATATGTATTATCTACAACTTTAGGATCTATTGCTCCTTCTTTTAATCCAAATATTTGAGTATTAGTTGAAGAATATACAGGAGTTTCTGTATCTCCGATTATTCTTGCAATTAATTCTAAATCAGTTGCTTTAGTATTTGCAAGTTTTATTTTCCAGTTTTTAGTTACAATATGTCCTTTGAAGTCTGTTTGAGGTAATTCATTAACATAATATCCAGCAAATAATTTTACTGTCTCATTATTTGTTACTGGCATTACATTTCCACCTTCATCTATTATTTGTATTAATAGTTCTCCAAGTGTTCCTTCAATTTGAGATCTTAATCTATCAATTTCGTTTGTAAGTTCTAATAACTTATCATAGACTGATATAGGCGACTGTGCATCTGTTAAGAACCCAGATGCTAGCGTATTTGCACCGTGTGAGTAATACTTCTCATTAACTGTAAAACCATCAGCTACGTGAGTAAACACTTCCTTGGCCTCAAGGTCGTTGTTTATGACAACTCTTAAATTATCTAATTCATTTCCAGTAATTACATTAGCTAACGAGTCAGTTGAAAGTTCTCCTTCTGGAAAATCAACCTTTACAATATCTGACCAATCACTCGTAAGTGGATTAGCAGGATATCCTGCCTCAGATACTGATTTAACCATAATCTCTATAATCTCACCAGAATTAATTGGAACATCGATTGAATTGAAGTTTAATGCTTGTGCATCTTCTTCATTTTCAGTAATCCATGCGTATTTTCCGTTTTCTTGCTTTTCTCTTTTTCTAACAGGACCTTCAACCTCAACCCAATTTGAAAAGGCTGCAGTTTTAGAAGTCTGATTAGTTTCATCGTTAAATTCAATCTGATCAACTTGACTTGTTTTTCCACTTGTAGAAACATATCTATATCTAATCTTAAATTGAATAACTTCTTGAGAAACTTCTTCACCAACTAATCTTGGTTCAGGAATCGGCCAAAAACCTCTTACTCTAAATTTAGGAGATACATTAATTAAATCTGCAGAATCTGCAGAAGCTTTAATCTCAGAAACTATAGAAGAGTATAATTTAGACTCTGATGCTCTTTGATTAACTAAAGAAGCATACTCATTCTTTTGCTTATCTCTCTCTACAGTAGACTTAAATTTCTTTGTATTTAATAATGCTTTTTTCTGTTTTATTGAATCATCTAAATTCTTTAAACTTTGTTCAGAAGAAATCTTATCAGATTTTAATTGTTTTATCTTTTGAGTAGTTGTATTATCCGTTAAGTGTTTATTAACTTGAACAACCTTTAAATTGTTAGCAGTTAATAAAGGTGCAATCGGTGTAATACCAATACTTGCTGGCGGAATATAATCAACGCTTAGCGCTTTGATAAATTGTCCGAAATCAGCAACTTCTTCTTTATAATAAGATGAAAGAGTTTTAACGCTACCATCTGTTGCATTTATTTTTAATTCATTTGAATAAAACGCAATACCAGGTGAGTATGTATTTGATGGTATGTTAGATATAGGATCAATTGGTTTCATGAAGACTACTTGTCTTTCGTCAAATCCAATATTAATCTCTACTTCTAGATTATTATCAATGTCTCTGTATACTGTTAGTGTTTGCGCTCCTATTTTAATAGGTTCAAATCCTTCAACTAAATCTAATTCAACCTGTGAAGTAGAATTGTCAATTGATTTAATATTATATCTTGTTCTGTATTCTCCAGAGTTAACAACTAGTGAATCGCTTACTTTAAGAACTTCCGTCTCTAGAAGTGTTTTAGAAGCGTCTGAGTAGCTTAACTTATCAAGAGTGAATAACTTAATAGTTTTAGTTTGCGTGACACCATCAACAGCCTGTGATCTCTGTTCGTTGGTTATTTTAGTAACATCAAACGTTCCATGATACTGTATAGCTCTTATTGGCATTTCAATTACCTCAGAGTCTAAATAATATCTTAAACCATTCTCTGCAATATCGGATTCTAAACCTTCCTTAGTTAATTCATTAGATCCTTTATATGATCCATCGAATTGATCAATTGATACAGAGTCTGTTGAATCAAAAATATATCTTTCAATATAAACTCTTTCAGTTTCTACTGGAATTTGTCCACTAACATCTAATTTAATAGTTAATAAAGGATTTAAGAAATCCTCAAAGAACTCATTTAATTTTGTGTTGAATTCAGTAGGTGCTGCTAGTGATGTGATTGGTTTAGAAGGTCCTTTTAGTTTTGATGTAAATAACTTTCGGTAAGTACCGTCTTTTAACCTAACAGTGGATCCTGTATTTTCAACATCAGAAATAGACGCTAAGTTAGTGTCTAATCTTTCAATCTCTCTTTTTAAATAACCAAACGCAGGAATTTGCACCGACTTAACGCCGTCGTTAGTTGGATCCCACAGGTCAATTGTTACTGTTTCTTTGTCAGTAGAAATTGCTTCATTAATACGACTGAAAGTTTCTAGAGAATTAGTGTTTAATTCTAGGAACTGTTCGAGTAGTTGTGATATTGAATTGCTAGCGCTCATATTAATTATCTTATAATGTCAAGTTCAAATGTCTTGTTTATTTCGTCTACACAGATTAATTCAAGGTATGGTTTTTTACTTAATAAATCGCTCACTGTGATTGAGTTTTTAAGAATCCATCCATTCTTTTTGTCTGTATATATGTTGATGACTTTATTATCTAAATTTAGGATTTGACTTCTAAAAACTATTTTAATAGATTGTCCTAATTTGAAAGACTTAATGCTATCATCTAAGTATATATTCAGATTATCTATAAACGTCTCTTGTTTTAGATAAACTCTTATTAGGTTTTCATAGCTTTTAATCTTTGTTAATAGTCCAACAGCCGACGATAAAGCTGGATTAAATAAATTATCAGATGTTATTTTATCTAAAACTAGTCCTGAAAGGAAGTCGTAATTATAAACTTCATTTAAGGAATATCCGTAATTTGTATTATGTACCTTTATTTTATTTTTGACAGACTTATCAATTGTAGTTCCGTCTCCGGATGCAACTACGTCTGTATTATATTGTACTTCAGTCGGTATAGTTCCTGCAATAATTTGATTTAATCTTTTATTAGTTGCTGAAATTAAATCTAACATTGATCCTGAGTTTACAAAGTTTAACGATGCATCTTCAAGTGAAGTTTCCAGAGATATTATTTTAGCGCTTAAATCTGTTCTATCAGATGCAGTTAAAAATAAGTTTTCTAAATCATTTAATCTTTCAGATAATTCAGTATATCTGTGACTTGCGTCTGCTAATACTTTAGCAGCACTTTCAAGTGCAGAAGTAGAATCAAAGAAAATATCCATTGAGAACGTTGAGAAATCATTGATATTAGTTTCAATTCCAACATTATCTAAAGAAGAATTAAATTTAACATTAAGTTTTAATGCAAATGCATTACCGTTTAATCCGGTAACTTCGTTTGGTTTATACTTAGATAATTCTGGCATATACCACCCTGTGTTAGCAGGATCATATTTCCAATTATCTAATAGTATTACACCATATAGGTTTGTAGATCTATTTGCAGAATTTGATTTAGAATATACATCATAATAAACTAAGATTGCATTGAATCTAAAATCTCCTCCTCTTTTCGAATAATCTAATAAGTTATTTAATTTCTTATCTTCTACTATTTTAGAATAAGCAGGAGAATCCCACTCAATCCCATAATTATATGTACCATTAGGATCTACATTAAGAGTACCTGCCGCAGAATCTGCTAAAGATCCTAAAAGAATATTTGCGTCTGGATGTGCTTGACCAGCTCTACCGTTAATTTCAGAATCTGGTGTATAACTAGTAGCAGTTGTATTAAATGCAGATGATTTAAATAAAACAGTTGGCGTATATCCGACAGAAGAAGGTACATTTACAAATATTTCATTGTATGTATCTCCATTATAGCTTTTATCATTAGTTACGTCAATATTTCCTAAATATCTAACAACTTTGCTATATTCAGATCCTGTCTGAACTGAATCGTCTTCTTCAACCAATCTGTTGAATCCACTTGCAGATTCTTGTGAATTTGCTAATTTAGTTCTAAATGCACCTATTTGGTTTAACCATTTAAAAAATATTTTTTCTGAATCAGATCCATATATAGTATCATCAAAATCGTCATCCGTTAATATAAAGTTCTCTAAGTTAAGAGCGTAGTTTTGGAAAGTTTGTGCAAAGTGACGATTGGCATTATCGTCTGGGATAGTATCTCCGTATGCTGGCGCAGCACCACCTCCAGAAACCGTACCTCCTTCGTACAAATTACTAAATTGGATGTAATTGTTTGTACTACCTGTTGTTGGTTCTGCAACAACTGGCATATCTAATAGAGCGAATTTCGAATATTCAAATACGATATCCGGGTTATAATAGGCACGAGTAAGATCTCTAGCTGCGCTAGCGAATGCATACATAGTACCACCCTGTTCCTGTGGAATCCTTATTAATGGTGTAGCCATTTATTTTGTTAAATATTTTTTTAGACTGTTACTGTAGCGTTAAAGTATGAAATAACATACCATGCTGTTCCGTAAAATCTAAGCGTTAATGTACCGTTTTGTGCAATTACTATATTACTAGCTGTTGATACTCCTGCAACTAAACCTAGAGATGTGTCAATCGTAATTGAAGCATTTTCTGCGATAAAAGTTACCGTTTGTCCGTTGTTTCCGTCTGTTAGTACGTTTGTTCCAGTTAAGGTAGCTCCATTTAATAAATAAGTTGATTTACCATAAGAGTTTGCAGCCGGCATCACAGCCGATTGTGCAATTGAATGTTGTAAACCACCTGTTAATATTAAAGAATCTTCAACCGTTAAGGGTAGAGATGCTGTAATATCTGAAGCGTTAACTACTAATTTTCCAGTTAATGTTAAAGTTGATGCACTAACTCCTCCGGTTAGCGTCAAATTTTGCAGATTTACATCTAATAGATTAGTAATACCTCCTACTTCGTCGTTAATCGACGCAAAGTTATCGTTTAATACTATTCTTGATGATGCTAAGCTGTCTGTTCCAATGATTGTCGTGATACTTGCCATTTTAAATAATGTTTATTATGTTTTTTGTTATTGTATTCTTATTTCCGTTTGAATCCCTAATCGTTAACTTTACTGTGTAATATCCTTTATCTTTAAACAGATAAGTTAATATTGGATTACTATAATATATATCATCGATTTTTAACGTATTATTGTGGACATTCCATTCTGATGAAACGATTCCCGGCATGTTAGTTAAATCATACGAGAATGTTACATGGTTTAATCTATGTAAGTCTACTAATCCGTTAATTATATATGTATCATCAAAACCAGGGTTGTAACTTATGAAGTTTAATTTTCCTTCGATAGTACCTCCTGCTGGATTACTAAAATAAACATCTTTAAAATCATATGATCTAGAAGGTTCCTCAGCAACTGCTAATATATAGATACATTCATCTTCAATACCATTGTTGTTGTTGGACCTTAAGACTGCATTAAAGTTAAATTTAGATATAATTGGATGTAATTGTGCGTCAATATTATTAAGTTCAAAAGCAACCGCTCCCCATGGAAGTAAATCAAATTCATCGGCGGGATACGCTGATGTAATAAGATATGAATCCGTTACAGTTTCATTAGTAGTTCCGTTTACTTGTTCCATTGTGAATAAATAACCAACACTTGCTCCACCTATTTGAATTTGAAAAGATGAATTAATATCTGCTCCGACTCTTGTCATTTTCCAAGTTAATTCTGGACCATCATCCCACACATGCTTCTTTAAATCAGCCCATTGATATGGACCAGCAGTTTCATTAAACCCAGTACCCCCTGGTGTATTATCTTGATATCTTCTAACTGTTGAGAATGGGATTCCAAATTCGTTTTCATCAACAACATAATTAGCGCGATCCATTGTTAAATAGAAAGTTCCAATAGTATCATTGACTGGTAGTAGATTCTCTCTAGACCAATTCCAATCGGATCCTGCTTTATTCCAAGCATATTTATATTCTTGCCAGTCTAATCCTTTAGGTGCTAATTGTGTAAGTCCATACACTTCAACATTTTTATTCTTAACCTCGATCCAGTTTTGTTGAATCTTAGTACTCGTTACGTTATATAAATCATGCATATGAGCCTCGACTGTGTAATCTCCGATATACGGTAATGTCAATGGAAAATGATTGTACTCATATACAGGTCCTCTGAATGCTCTGTTATAACCTCGAGGTCCTATTAATTTCCATTCTATTTCATAAATACCTCTGTGCCACCAATCTTCCCAGTTTAATAACATTGTACCGTTATCTTCTAGGGTTTTAATAGACGCAAATGTATTCTGTGATGGAAAATCGTCTGTAAAGTTATAAACTCCTTTACCAGAATATTCATCACCAGCATCTTCCCATGTAAAGTCTGCAAAATCCCATGAATCTTCCAATCCTTTTTCTATATTTAACGTAATAGGTGCTCCAATTGGAATTCCTGCTGCTGTATTGAACGTATCTAACTTATTATCATAGTACTCTGTATAGAACGTATCTATTGAATTGCAAATTTCTAATTTATCTACGGCTGGTATTGCTTCAAAGTCTTGATTAAATCCTGTAAGTCTATAATCAACCAAACGAAGATCCTCCATATATACACTACGAAGAGCTGGAACCTTTTCAGGTACAAATTCTCTACCAGCTTCCTGTGCTTTAATATTATGTTGGTTGTTCCAAACATTTTGATTAAATTGTGAGAAGTAATCTCCTTCCCCTGTAATATCTACAATTTTAGCTTGTAATGGTAAGTAGTCTTTTTGTAATTTCTTTTTTAATCCGTATAATTTAATTAATACTTCATCCGGAGAATAGTCTATAGTCTCTTCAACTTTAGGGATATCCCATTCATCGAGTATTCCTGTTGCTGTATTTAATCTGTACACTAAAGAAAATCTTGAAGTTTTCTTTTGATTTGAATTTGGAAGGTCTGTTGATTTATTTTTATCTGCTAAAAACCCCACAACATCCTGATTAGGAACTGCAATTGCTTTTAATTTACCAAAGTTTTCGCTCTGCTCATTGATATTTAACCAATATTCTTTTAATGTTATTTTGTCGTATCCAAAGAAATCAATCGCATTCAACAAGGCCTTGTAGGTCCCTATAAAGGGCTTTATCTGCGAGGCTTGAAGTAATAGTTCTTTTCTCTTTTGATTAAGTAGGATGTGATCAGGTGATTGCTCGTTGATGTTTGAGTCCCTGAATATGAAATAGTCTAAATCATCAAGATTCATCCCAATATTCGTTAGTAAAGTTCTTAACCTTTCGTCTTCTCCTTCAACTTCACCATATATTTTTATGTTTGCAATTTCTCTACCTTCAACGCCATCTACTTCTTCAATAACACTAAGCGCTCTAATATGGAATCCTTCCAATTCAGACATTAAAGTAGCACGCACTGTCATTGGGATGGTTTGTAGATCATCTGTAATAACCTTTAATCCATTGTTGTCTGATGTTGATGTACTGCTTGGTAATAATTCAGCAGACTGATATAAGTCCGTTTTAATACTTAATTCACCGGCACTTGATATTGCACTGTATAAAAAGATATCAGGGCTTGATGTGTAGTCGTTTTCAAATCTAAATTTAAACTTAACATTTCCGGAAACTTCCGATATAGGAGTTACGTATTGATCAACTTCTAATAATCCATGTACTTTCTCTAAAACATGTAAGGTTATTGTCTCATATAGACCAGTTGAAACAACTGGAAGATACGCAACCCCCTGCCATAGATCTAATTCACTATTATATTGTAAATTTAAATCGTTAGAATCATTATCAAAAAATCGTAGATTATTATATGCCATTATCTAAATCTTTTATCGTCTTTTTTGGTTGTATATGATTTAAATGATCTCATATATGTAACTGAATCAATTAAATCCGAAATTACCTTTTGAATTAATATTATAAAATCATTCATAGTATTATTTCTAAAGATATACGCAGATATTGATTTTTTTAGAACATTCTGACTGTAGTCGTTACCCCTATTTTTACGAGCGTCAACTGCTGTTTTACGAATGTCGTAGTTTTTCTGCTGTCTACTTTTAAATAGATTATCAAGAAGTGCCATTATAATGCTTTTCTATTTTTAGCTTGTATTTTTGAAAATATGGTATTAGGAACTGCAGGTTCATCAAAATAAATTGATAGTGCTGCCATTTCTCCAAGTTTCGCGTCATCCAATACAACAATGCCATCTCTATCTTGCCAACCTCCTCTAAATAATGCAACTTCCTCTTTTTCTAAAATAATATCTCCGAAAGAATCTAAGTTTATTACCTCTTCTGGTAATGCTGCGTTAGGTTCAAAAGTAACTTTTTGCTTTTGAACTGTTCTTTTAAAGAAAACATATTTAGATTTACCATTACCAATATCTTCTAATACTGGAGTTGATGGAGTTACTGTTACTTTTTCAAGAATGTAATAACCTAATCTTCTAGCGTCTTCTTCTGTTTTACTTGTAAATTTAACATTCACCGAATCAATACCTTCTATCGTTTCTAATAACGCAATGATATCTGATTTCGGCAAGCGATCTCTCCTTGTTATATTAATTAAATAATTTGAAATCTTTGAACGAATATCAGAATACATTGTTGATTTATTATATCCTTCAAAATATCTTACCTTAACATCCATTCTAAAATTTTGAACACTAGGTTCTACTATTTTAACTTCAGTAGTAACCATTTGCTGTCCACTATTTTCTAATACCTCTAATAAACCATTCTTTTCTTCGCTTGAGAAAAAGAATTCATCTAATTCTAAACTAAAATAATCTTTATTCTTTGTTAATTTTCTAGCAGTATCTGGCAACATGAATAAATAGATAACATTATCATCATCTAAATAACCGTCGTCTGTTGTGTTATATGCATCTAAATAAGAGAACATCCCGTATCTAGATAAGAAGTGTTCATACGAATTAGGGTTTGCCAATACAAATGAATGTGATTGTAGCGGTGCAATAAGTCTAGTTAATTCCGTTGATTCTGGATCTGCTCCCATTTTAGGTGCAACGGTAAATGAAGCTTCTAAAAGCTCATTTAAATCGTAAGATTCTCCAATTGAATCAAATCCTTCGCTAATAAATGTAAACGTAAGATCTTTAGATCCTGTTAAGTTTCCTTTAGAACCATCCGTTATCAAATACTCTACATTAATAGAAGCTCCTGCGGTTGGCATTGATCCAAATGAACCATTACCAAAATAAATATCTAATCCACCGGTAAGTCCTGTTTTAATTAAATAACCTTTAGTACCTACTTTCATGTCGTACAACGAATCGTACTTAGTCCATAATTCACTGTTAACGCTAATTCTAGTAGAATGGTGATCTACTATTCCATTAATACCTACGTTATATGATTGTAATTTTTCACCAGTCGCTGTAACTGTTTGTGATTCAATCTTTCCCTGAGATACTGGAATGTATATGTATTGCGAATTGCTTTTTTCAATTCTAAATTTATCATTATTCGTCTTTAAAATATATGTTAATCCATTCTCAGTACATTTAATAGTTGAATTCTTTATAATATTAAGAGCGTCTCCTGCAATATCAATTCCTGCTGTCGTGTTTAAACGCAGTTTAATTTCTCCAAAGGCACTAGCTCCTCTAAAAGAATCATGGCCGGCTAATCTAGCAAGTCCATAAATAGATTCAGGATTTTGCGCAGTTAATATATTCTGCTCAACTGTAGCATCTTCAATATAAAAGAAAATCAGTTTAGTTATTTCAGATAATACATCTAAGATTTGAGAGAATGGAGAAGCAGTAGTGAATAACTCACTTGTTCTTCCATATAAACGCGTAATGTATGTTCTCGTATCTGAGATCATTTCATTTGCTTTAACTCTTGAAGTATTTAAAAATTTAAATTCAGCCATTTTATTTTTTATTCTATTTTATATGTAAACTCCCATTTGAATTCTAGAATCGATTACAATATCTAAAAAGACAGCGTGTCTATCTGTTTCTTCAGCATAGTCAATTGTTACATCTACTTTATATTTATTAGATAAAGGAACGTATTTTAACAATTGATCCTCTACCGTTTTCTTTAATTGATAGTCATTATATTTTAATTCATAAACATAATCTTCAAGATTTGCTCCAAATTGAGGAGCTCCTAATACTTCTCCTTTCCTAGTGAAAAGCATAGTTTCTATCTGTGTTAACACCATCGATAACTCAGCGTCTTGCTGTAGCTTATCTGGGCTAAAATTAGGTTCTCCAATATTTTTGACGTAAAACTCCATATACTTATATATACCTTTAAGAATGCATCATCCAATCGGTGCCTTCATCTCCTTTTATTTCTTCTATTACTGCTTCCAGTTCTGATTCTCCTAATCCCTGTATCAAATCAGCGTTTACTTGGATGTTTCCAGGTAATGTGAATCCGAATATTCCAAGTTTTTGACCTAAAGAAACTTTAATCTTAGCAGCACAATATCTAAAGAATGCTTCATCTCCGAAGAGCGCGCATTCTGGAATAGTTTCATACACTTCTAAAATAACATCTTTCTTTGGACTGTCACCTGTGAATTTTAATTCATGTGTTAGTTGACTATATTGGAATGAGATAGGATTTTCAATTATTTGACGAGCTAGATCGTAAAAACTTTCGTTAATTACATAAGCTTGTAAGTTTTCAGCACCTGCTGCCGTTGAACTTCCACCATACATTCCTTGCATCATCATTCTTTGAGTATTGAAATCTCCTTGCGAGAAATTCATATCTGACGAACCTCCCCATCTACTTCCAGTTTCAAATACTCCGTAAACTGAATAGATTTCGTTTCCACCTGATGTTGCATCCTGTCCTGGTAGGGTAATAGTTCTATTTGCTTTAAAATGATCGCTGTCAAACAAACCAATTGGTAATATTACAAAACTTTCTTTAACAGAGTATTCATAATTTTTATAAAACCATTTCTTTGCTCTTTTAACTATGTTCTGTACTTCTTTTTTTGGTAAATTCATTGGAATCATACATGACCCTGTAACTTCTTCTGCCAATTCAGTAACAAACTCGTTAAAGCAATCACTGCCAAATTGAGGATCTTGTAGCCATGTTTCGTCTCCTAATATATTACTCATTTTTCTTATTTATTTTTTATACTTCTGTATAAAGTATTTTTTCTGTTTTATCAAATTTAGCTGTTTTTGGATCATATTTACCTTCTCTAAATATTCCTCCTATCATTCTACCCTTCATCATACCAAAGGTACCGTATATATATGCATCTTCCAATTCACATGTTTGGTGAATATACGAATTCTTTATCTTTGAACTTTTAACCTTGGAGTGATCATAGAAATTACATTGATTAATATCAGAACCATCTATTTTGCATTTAAAAAAATCAGAATGAGAAATTTCTCCTCTAATTTCAGAACTTACAAAATCATACCCAACAAGATCAACACAATATGATAATTCACCATTCTGTACCTGTACTCTTCCACTATCAGTATCGTAGTTGATATGTCCCTTTGAAATTGCACCGTGGGTAAACAATTTGATAACTCGTTCTTTTATATTTTCCCAATGCAGATCTAATATCTGTGGGTGTTTTTGTAAATCAATCGTAAATTCTACATTCTTCCAATTTTTTTCAATTGCTCTCCAATCTTTTCTTGCACTTATAATTCTCTGGTTCTCTGCCAGTATCTTCTTTAACTCTAATGCATTTAATGCCGTAAATTGTGTAGATTCAGTTGAATTCCAAAGCTGTGTTAGAAATTGATCTAGCATGTGTAGTATTGTTGAGGTTTTCTTTTCCCAATCCTTTCCTCCAATATATCTAAACTCTAAATAATTTTTATGTCTCTTATCAAAATTAACACCATAGTATTTAGAATCAGGATACGTAAAATTCTGTTGATTAATTGTTTTACCATCAAAGAAATAAGTATCTTTATTTGGTAATATAAATTTAACAGATTTTGCATACGCTGAGTCCTTTCTTTCTGGGAAAAACTTAAATACTTGATCTTCCTTAAAATCTAAAATAAACTTAAGAACATTCATCTTAGATACTCTATTCTTATTTTCTATTTTATTTTTATCAAAGGATAAATTTAAGTGAATAG